TTCCGTTGTATTTCTTCTTGAAGAGAAGTGATCCGATATAAGCGATTCTCGAAGTGTATTTCCTCATAAGGAGACCGACTGAGATGTTATAGTCGGTAATTTCCTTCTGTTCGTCTTCGTCGAGGAGTGAATAGTCCTTAATGGCCTTTTCAACTGTCTCTCCGTTCTCATCCTGTTCCTTGACGAGCTTTGTAGCTCTGGATCTCAAAGCCTGGATCCTTCCATTCGGTCTGACTTTAGCCAGGACACTGAAGAAATCCTCACCGAATACGGATTCGAAAACTTCGTAAAATGCTGCGTTAATTTCAATTTTATTTACATCAAACATATGCTTTCTCCTTTTATTCAATAGAAAGGGGAAGCTCCGTGTAAGAGCTTCCCCTCTTTAACCCTTATTAGTAGACCTGTTATCAGGACTCACCGCTGAAGCTGGGCTCGGGAACTGCTGTGTAGAAGTTAGCGTAAGCCTGTGCATCAGTATTCTTTCCTGTGCAAGCCTTAATGAGATGCTTCTCAACTCCGTCAATGTTGACTGCGTCAGTTCTGGGAACAGCTCTGAAGGAAACTGTCTCAGTCTTGACTTCGAGATCACCATTAACGTCTACAGTGTTAGAAGCAACTGCAGGACGAGAAGCGAGACAAACCTTGTAGAAGCAATATCTACGAGCGGAAATGTCTGTCTGAAACTCGAACATGAGAGCGAAATAAGAGATCTGGTCCTTATCAGTCTCAACGATAAGGCCATTATCATCCTCTGTCTCTCCGAGTGTGTCGATCTTGATGTCTTCCGGGATCATAGCAGACTCGAAATCGCCCTCATAACCACGGTTATTAGCCAGGGCATAGTAAGCGATGTTATCTGCTGAGAAGAAAGTAGGATTGCCGGAAGGATCGAGCTGCATATTAACAGCTCCGGGCCACTTCTTAGGTACGCCGTAAGATGTTACGACATTACCCTGTTCGTCAGTGGTCTCTGTGAGCGGTGCATAATGCACATTTGAAAGGCCGTAAAAGACCTTTGCTTCCTTTTTCTCAGGCATTTAAGATTCCTCCTAAAAACGTAATGTCAAAATAGGTCTCCGTGACTTGCTCATCAGAGTCATCGACGTAGGTCACGCTATAAGGAAGCGAGTTCTCGTCGAGGATCCTCTTCAGAGTCGCATGAAGAGACCAGTTGCGGACCTCACTCTCGACCAGATTGAGTCTGAGTGAAGTAGTTTCTGTGTATGTTTTATTATCTGCTGCGAAGTTCGGATTCGTGACATCTCTGAACACGATATAAGGACAAGCGGTACCATCAGGAGCAACACCGAGATTAACATTGAAGCCATTTGTCTCAAGTAATGTCTTAAGTGAACTAATCGTCATAATTTACTCTCCAATTCCTTGATAATGTCTTCCGTGACCATCTCTTCTACAGGCTTGATATGAGGTCTTCCCTGGACTCTTCCGACTTTCTTTCCGTCTCGAATGATGTCGTGACCATTTTCGAGGAGATGTGTCAGTCCGGGCTTCTTGTTGTAGACGATATATCGACCTTTTTCTTTCTTCACGGCCCACGACTTAGCATATCTTCCTGTGTCTGCAGGTGATAATTGCGTCAGAGCCTTTTTAGCCTGTTGAGCTCCGTTCTTCATGACCTCGTCGACCGTCTGATTTACATCTGACGTATATTGAGCGAGTACATGATTGATCTGAGCTGTGAGACTATCCATTTCCAACCCTCGAACCGTAATATAGTTCTATCCAGTCGTTATCAGGCTCAAAAGTACGATAAATCGAATATACTGTCATATTCTGATTTGCGTCTTTGAATCCGAGAAGCTTCTCTCCGTGATAGTCTGCAGAATTCATCTTGATCGAACCCTGCGGTCTTAATCCGGCCTGATCTGCCTGGAAGAACTCATTCTGATAAGTGCTGCTCTGGATCCCGATCGCTTCGATCTCTGTCTTGGTGGTCACTGTCTGACCTGTTGCGTCTTTTGTCCTTGTTTCTCCCAAAAGGAAGAACGAAACATCTCGAGCCATTTTTCCTTACCTCAGCAAACAATATTAAGATCCAGAACCACTCGGAGTCGCTCTTCCAAACGCTCTGCAGTTCAAGCGGTATTTAAGGGAAGCCGGCATCGCTGTCGGCTCCCTTCTTGATAACCACTGCCAGCGAGCGTAGTCGATAACGAGCTCTGAGTCTATGTCTGATGATGTATCGACATCTTCACCAACGAACTTACTGACTTCTTTTTCAGCGACTGTCAGGAGACTTGTAAGTCTTTCATCGTAAGCTGTCGAATTGATAATTCCGATGTCGATCTTTAATCTCTTCAAGAGGACGTTATCATTAACTTCACTCATGGTCTGATCTCCTTAAATATCAGGATTCAGGATCGTCCTGTCCGGGGAAATTTACGGATGTAGTAGGAGCTGCACCGTAACCGATAGCACCGAAAGCCTTAACAACTGCAGGCTTACCGTCAGCTCTCATCGTTCCCTTGATAACTGTCTGATCCTCGATGAACTTAGCCTCAGTAGAAACTGCGACTGTCATCTCCTTCTTGATGAGAGCAGCATAGAGATCGAGATAACCGAAAGCGATGTTGTTATCAGGTACGAAGTCGAGAACAACAACGTCACCACCGTCGACGGGCATTGTACCGTCAACACCGGAAACGAGAGCACCAGCAGCATTAAAAGCGAGTGCCTCAGCCTTGAGTGTACGATACATCTTGTCGTTCATGATCCATGTGATACGGCCACGGCTCTTCTTACCGTCTGCAACACCACCAGCTGTGATGATGTCAGCGAAGAGGTCCTTACCCTTCTTAGAAGAAGCGATAGTAACGAGCTGAGAAGCTGTGGAAGCGATAGCTGTTACGAAGCCTGTAGGCATCTTGGTACCTGTACCGTAAACGAAAGCCTTATCGAGTGCATAGCCGATAGCCTGCATCAAAGCGTCAGCGAATACGTCGAGGAGATCGATGTCGGAATCTTCGATTCTAGCGTTGCAGATAGCGAAGAAGCCACCGACCTTGTATGTGTCGAGCTCAACAGAACCGAAGGAAAGATCGAGTTCGTTAAGTGTTGCACAAGCCTCTGTCCAGATAGCCTCGGGAATAGCACCCTCGACAGGCTGTCTGCCGTTGTTCTTTGTGAAAGCAGCTCTTACTCTGCCATAGAGCTTGGAATACTCGATGACATTGTCACGGATGAGGTCGAAGATGGAAACTCCGATGAATACGTCAGCACCTGTGACGGTTCTCTTCTCAGAGATAAGCTGTCTTACTCCCTCGAGAGTCTTCTTAACATCCTCACGCTGAACGAACTCAGCTCTCTGGATGTCTGTCATTCTGTTAAGTGATCTTGTCTTAAACATCTTGTTCATGTTCCTTTCTGTGAAATTAACTCCTTCGGGAGTCTGTGTAACTGTGGTCTCAGTTGCCTGTGCAGCAACCTTCTGTGAAGCTCTCTGCTGATCTTCGACATCTTCGAGTTCCTTTTCCATCTCGGAAACTTCACCTTCGAGGTCAGCGATCTTCTGATCGTTCTCAGCCTTTTCAGAATCAAGAGCAGCCTTATCAGCTTCGATCGCAGCGATATTCTCTTCAACGACCTGCTTCTCTTCCTCTGTCTGAGCCTCTTCGATTGCCTGAGCTGTGTCATCCGTTCTCTTCTGGATATCTGCAGCTCTGGTCTCAAAGTCGGATTCCTTAGCTCTTAAAGCTTCGAGGTCCTTCTTTGCATCGTTGATCTTCTTACGAAGCATCAATGCTCTAAGCATGACTTATTCCTCCTTAGTTGAGATTTTCTTGAGACGTTCATTCATCTGCATCTTCCACGCTTCAGAAGCTCTTTTCTTGAGCTCTTCTGCATCTCTGTGGCGAGCTGAAATTCCTGTCTCCTCATATGCAGGGAACGTACAAACAGAAACTTCGAAAAGTTCTACATCCGTAATCGTCCAATGAATCTCACCAGCGTCAGAGAAATCGGTTTCTTCTTTCCTGATGATGAATCCAATCGAACACTGATCCACATCGCCACGCTTAACTCTCTCGTATGTGTTCATAGCGTCAGAGTCTTTCGGATTGACCTTGATGCTTCCCCACAAACCATGAGAGTCAGACTTCAGCTCTAATGTGTTCGCCTTAGTACGGCCGAGCACGAGCGTCGTGTCGTGATTTGTCAGTGCTCTGATGTCACCTGCAAGGGAACTATCAAAAGCTCCCGGAGCGATGGACTCGGATGCACCTTCCCACATTTCATAGTTGCTATTGTAAACAGCGAAGTAACCTTCAATAATCAGGTCTTCACTGTCTTCCCTCGTCTTAAACTCTCCCGATCTGAGCTGTAAAACTCTCATTTCGGGATGCTCTTCAAAAATTGATTTAAGCATTTATCAATTACCTCCGATTAACTTGCTCTGGTTTCCGGACATATCAGCCGGAATGTAATTCTCAAGAACCTTAAGTTCGTCGAGTCCTTCCTTCGGCTCGAGATTGATACGGTCACGAGCTTCGTTACCAGTAACCCATCCACGATCACCCATAGCCGTGAAGACTGAAGTGATCTGCTGCAGATCCCAGTCGAGCAGAGCCCATACATTTCCCTTGATATACCAATCAGGTGAAAGGATAAGGCCCTTCGTGAGTGTCTGCTGAATCTTCTCGACTATCTCCTTGACCTTCGTCTGGATGAAGTTGTTATATTCATCCTTTTTGAAATCAC